TTAATCAGCAGTAGCTACTCGAGCAAAACCATCACTTCCTTTCGCTCCTAAAATATCTGATCCAGACCACCCCTTAGTACCTCCAGCACCGCCAGAACCAACAATAAGAGTTACTGTCTGGTTGATAGAACTATTATTAGTGTACTGGGCAACTAGTACTGATCCTGAAGCGCCACCACCACCGAATGAGTGACCATCATCTCCGATACCATTTGCTCCATTACCACCTTGTCCAAACAAACCAATCGGGCTTACTGAAGCGCCACCTGTATGATTAGCAATTGTAGCATTACCAATCTTACCTTCAGTTATTGTTGTTGAATCGAATACACCAATGATTTCAACTGCACCAAGCTGCCCAGCTGTACCATCATTATATGAAGAACCATTACCCCAGACACCTTGAGTACCGCCACCGCCACCGTGAACAATAGCAATGCTATTACCATTTACCTTCAGTTCAACACTTTGGCCATTTTGACCATTAGCTAAAGGATAAGAGCTAGTACTAGAAGAAATTGAAGCACCACCACCGCCACCAGATCCAATTAATGTAAATATTTTCGATTCATTAGGTTGTAATACGAAACTATAAATACCAACAGGATAATCGCCATCAATAGACACACTGTTTGGATTTTTATGTTGAATTACCTGAAAACCTACCTGTCCATTATATTCAATTCGATTAGTGCCTGAACGCCCCCAAATCTTAGGTTTAAAGTTTTGTACATCTCGCTCAAAACTATGGCTTTCATTACTTGATTCAGGACTTAAAAAAATTCCAAAGTTACGGTCTGTAAGGTTGTAAATAGATGGAGCTATAACCTTATCATTTTCAACACTCCATCCATCAGTGCCACCTAACCATGAAAGTGAGCCACCATTTTCACCACCCACATAATAAAGCACCCCTGAAGCTACAATTCTTGGGTAAACCACATGATTCATCAAGGCAGTAATTTGTGCTTGTAATTCATCACGTGCTTGTTTATTAAAAGCAGCTTCAGAAACAAACCGTGCTTCAATTGCTTCAGCTAAATTCTCTAAATCGGGATACGTTGCAAGAAGCTCAAACAACTGCTGTCTATTATTAGGATCAAGAACTATCCCATGCTTTTCTAGAAGATTAGCAAGTTCTTCTTGAATTGTATTACACCAATCAGGCGTTAAATATGTTGCATCTTGCCCTAATACATCGTCGTTTGAATGAAATCCTTTTTTTCCTACCCCGAACATGTCAGGCCGAGCATTAGCGCTATCAATTCGTTTCATAGTTGTTCCTCAATGTCGTAACGTAAATATGAAGGTAAATAGTTTTTGATGATGCAGGCGATATCAGCCTTCAAAGGGGCTTTAAAGATGAGTTTGACTTTGAAACGTAGATTTTCAGTGTTGACTGGAGAGTTACAAGGGGCTGTACATTGCATCGGCTTGAAACGAACTAAATCAATCAATTCAACACCAAATAAATTTAGCAATCCTTCTAAATAACTTCTGTTTAAAACGTTCTTGGTCTGTTGAACCCACTGAATAATCTGAAGACGTTCTTCAATTGTTTTATTTGTATTTACAGTACATTTCAGAGGCAAACCCAAAGCAGCCTCATATTCACTAATCAGTTCTTCAGGAATACGTTCCAACGTTTTCAAAATACGTTTTGCATCTATATCAGCTTGTGCTAGTACCTTTGCATGAGCTTTTATATCGATAGCAATAACCGTATCTTGCGCGTTGTCATACCCACCAGCTGGTAGTAATTGACGAAGTACTGCTGAATAAAGCTCTTCTGTTTGCTCAAAAGTCATTGTTGATTCACCGTAAGATTACCAATACGCAACCAACCAGTAATAAATTCGGTTAAGGTTGGTGTTTGATTCATTGAAGGTGTAATTTGAACATCTGTTACTCCAATTAACGCCTTTATACGGCTCACAAGCGTTGAAACAACAAATGTTTCACCTGGCTTAAGTAGACCAACATAATCACGAATAGTTTGTTCAACATCAGATTGACTTGCAGTACCCGTATAAGTTGCTGTGATATTTAAATATTCTTTAGTTGGTGCATAAGCTCTAACATCTGCCCAGAATCCTGAATATTCTTCTAAAGCAGCCTGAACAGCAGCTAATAAAGCACTACTTGGTGAGTTGGGTGGATTACCAGTTGCTGTTACCGCAACGTCTAAAGAACCAAGTCCCCGACGTTTTGGAAAAATAAAAACATCTGCAACACCTGATACATCTTTAACAATTCGCTCTAGATCAGCTTCACGGTCACGGATTAAGCCAAGGGCTTCCTTCGCTTGCATTCTTTGACGCCAAGCTTCTACATCCTCAACGTCCACGCCACCAGACATTTCAATTACGTCAACCTGAGCTGCAACACCAGCTAAAGGGCTAACCCATAACAAATGTTGACCATCAAAGTTCCAGCTCACGCCAGCCTGTTCAGCAATGACTTGAATTTCTCTAGTTTTATTCGCAGTTAGCTGTTCTTTGTACAATGTGAGCCAGTAGCGACCTTTGCCATCTGTAATTTTTGTACCAGCTGGAACAGTTACAGCCGTGTTTGAATTGGCTTTGACACGTCCTGTTGCTTTAGAGCCACCATTACGTGGACACTCCAAACGCACAGCATGTAAATAAAGGAAAGGTTCATCAGCTGTTGCAACAAACATCTGTTTTTGAATATAGATTTGATGATGATACAAACCTTCAACTACTGAAGCAGTACCATCAGCACGAATTGCAGCATCTGAGTCATCATTAATTGTTAAACCAGTCTTATTTCTGATTTCCTGAACAATATCCTGACGAATTTGAGAAAAACTTTTTGTTGAAAATGCCATATCAACCACCTACAGCCACAAAATATGGAATTGTCTGCTTTTCGCCAGTGAGCTTGGTTACTTCGATAAGCAAATCAACTTGACTCTGCACAGTTTGAGTAGCACTTACTACGACTGAAGCGAGTCGATCTGGCACTAAGTCAGATAAAGCTTCTTCAGCATATTGTTGTTCTAATTGAACAATACGTGGCACATCCTTTGAACGACGGAGCGTATAAGAACGGCTCCCAATATTTTTATCCTTCCAGTACTTACGACGATGTATATTTAAACGCTGACAAACAGCCTGTATCACATCATCCTTAAAAGCCTGATCAAGGCTGAGTAGTACATAATCTTTCGTTTCTAAATTAATAGTTCCCATAACTACTCCATAAGTTCCGACGGTGGTGGGCTATTGCCATGTGTATGAGGGTTGTAGGCATCACGCATTTCTTGCATTGATCCTGTTTTATCTGAAATGTTTTCTGTGGCTTTGATATAGCCATCTACATCGACATTTCCTTTCATTTTGATGCCGTCTTTTTTGAGCCAGACTGAATGACCAAATTGGTCATAAATACAGGTTTCACCTTCTGAAACATTGATAACTACAGGGCCACCTGTAGTTGCAATGACAATTGAGCGTGAAGTTTTTCCCTGAAGCGGAAGCACGACAACTCGTGAACCTTCAGGGATATAAGAGCTGAAACCTGTTTGCTGAAATAGTTCGATTTCTTGAAGGGTTTCGTCAGGTAAACCTGTCAACTGAAGTACTTTTGAACCACCACGCGCCACAATGCCTTGGAATGACTGTCTGATTTGGCCTAAAGCCTTGTTAATTTGGCGCTGCACCATCTGAATCATTTGTTTTTCTCCTTTAAAATTAAAGGATTTGCCCAGTCGCCTTGGCGCTTTAGCAGCAGCTTGGTGGTTTTGCCTTCTTGACGCGATAAATTAAAAGTACAGCCCACCACAGCCCATTTCGCTGTAGCTCGGCTTAAAGCATTGGTTTCAAGGTTTACATCCCAGCCAGTGGCCCAAAGCTTTCCGTCAATCTGCCAATCAGGGAGAACAGCAATTAAAGTATTGGCCTCAAAATCATTGTCTTTTTTAATTTTCTCAAGGGCCGCATCAGCTTCAGCTTGGGTCTCAACATCACTTAAAGTGACGATTTTCAGGCGATTAAAGCTGTACTGAGTTTTTGCAGTGGTTTCTGAAAGAATGTGCTGACCGTTACCATCCTGACTAAGGACCTTGATTTCACCAAAAACATTAGAAACGTCGTTGGTGTATTGCAGGCTTAAAACGTTGTTATCGTTGTTTAAAGGCTTAATCAGTTTTAAAGATGTTTTAACGTAATAAGGATTTGCGAATGGATCGCCAACCACCAACTTGCCGTCTGGCTCTAACCACACGTGTTGGCCTGTGACCTGTGCAGCTTTAATAAGCGCATCCCACAATGACTCGGAAGGCTCTATAGATACTTTGTTCTTCAGCCAAGAATTATTTTGAATAGAAACGTCGTGGAAGAGTGAACCAAGGTCACCATTTAAAATAAAGCGGCCAATAAGCTCTTCAAGAGTAATTTGACGGCCATTAAAGATAGGCACAGAGCAATCAATTAATTGGCCTACAAGATCACGGCCAGATATCTCAAGGCCGTAACCGTCACGGTTAATTCCTTCCTGCACTCGGTCTGCAATTGATGTGAGAATTAATTGATTCGCAAAATAAAGCTGAACAGGACTACCGCCTGAAATACCTTCAGGTAATGGCTGACTGTTTTTATGAAAAAGATTCAGGCTCCAGTTCTCAGCTGGGGTATCGATCTGATTGTCTACAACAGCATTATTCCAGCCTGAAATCTCGTATCCACCAATGACCAGCTTGATTTCATTGCCTTGGTTATCTTGCATAAACAGTGACCTCCATACCTACTTGAAGGACAGCTGGATTCATCAAATCCTGATTTAGACGCAAGATTTCATCTGCTCGGCTCATGTCCTGATATAAATAATGAGCAAGCCAATGCAATGTGCATGGTACTGGTACACGTACTTTCGTAATCGGTGGACGTGTTTCTATTAATTCCTGAATCTGAAGGTGTATTTGGTCAGCAGCTTCTTTATAAACCTGAATCTGAGCAATATTTTCAAATGAAGAACCATCACGCTCTTCATTAATAGCCTGTTGTAATGCTTTACGGACACTTTGACGGACCACTGCAAGCTCCATCGGATTGAAGCTTATTGTGGTGTTTTCAGCCATTTCTTTACGTGTAGTGCTTACAACTTGTTGAGCAACAGCAATATTGCTGGCGATATAGGTTGCACGCCATGTCTGTTGTAATTCTGGAGACTCATCATCTTGAAAAAGTTTTTCAAAACGGTTCAAACGGTTAATGACATCGCGCCACTGAGAAATAGCAGAAATATTGGTGTCAAAAGTGACTAGTTTGGTGATGTCATCCACCAATCCAACGGCCCAATCTTTGGGCGATAAAATATCCTCTACGCCTTCTTTAACAATACCCATATATTTACGGGCAGTTTCTAGGCCATTGCGGATGCGATTGACTGTTTCAAACAGTTTGTTGTTATCAGAGAGTTTAAGCTTATCTAGTGCCTTTTCTAGCGCGCTGGTTGGTGTATCAACAATCTTGCTTGGAGCAATAGCTGTAGGAGTAGAAACAGGAATAAATAAAGGTATTTCTTTAGGTTCACCTTCAACAAATTCAATCGCAATAGCACAGAAATCGACATTATTGGCATCATGTTGAATACGGTATGTGTTCACATGAACATTCATAATGCCATGAATAGGATGAATTAATTCGCCAGCTCCAGTAGCCCTGAGTGCAGCAATTAACGTATCCATCGATTGCTTATAGTCAGTTCCAGAATAAATAGCATTAACTGAATAACGTAGAGGTTCGTTACCCATGTCTTCAATTGATGCATTGTTTGAATATGGAGCCTGTTTGATTGCAAGCGATTTAGACATACCATCGTCCACAGACGTGCATTCAAAATGAACACCACGAAAGCTTGCGTCTTGAAGATCAGTATCCCAGCCCATAAAAAAACCTCACTATTGTGAGGCTATTCTGTGAAATGTCTGGTCTTGATATAAGGCGGAAACGCTTCCGCTTAAGTTGTATAACTAAACTAAGTTAGTTAAAATAAAAACTAGATTTAAGAGGTAGACATGGCTTATGTAGGAGTTAGCTATATCTAAGTTCTTCTAGAACACCACTTATATCGCACAGTTTGTAAATTAGCCAAGACAGAAATGTCTTGGCTTTTTATCTTTTCATAAGGTAGTACGGTGGAGCACCATGTCTTGCTTCTTGAGTCGCTGCATTGTGAGAAATGGCATCAAGAAGTGAACCACCGCCATTAAACACCATGGGTTTATTTTGCCCAGTGACATTAATTAAAGCATTAATCCTATTAATCATTTCTTGGCTCAATTGATTTTGCTTTTGTTGTTCAGCAATTAATTGACTGCTTTTTTCTTCTGCTGAAGCTTGTTGGGCTTTGCCTTGCTCAATGGCTTGCTGCACAAAGTCTGGACGCTCACCACCTGAGCCTATACCGATCTTTGCAAGTAGGTCACTCACAGTCTTATATCCAGCATCATCAATAGGTTTAAATAACTCAAAGCCAGTGTAAGCAGCACCAACAAGACCTGCGGTTTTTGCTGCGTTTGTCGCTTTTGATGCCAAACCGCCTCTTGTACCAGCAGGTAGGTCTGGAACTTTACCACCACCCATTGTACGAAGTGTAAAAGCTGCTGCACCAGCTGCTAAAGCAAGGCCACCAACCGCTACGGCTGCACCATAGGTAACACCAGCTAAATTTTCATTCTCTGCTGCTGTTTTAATTAATGTTTCTTTTAAATCACCCAGTGATCCAGACACAGCATCATAGGCTTTAGACTGTGCAAAAAGTTTTTCCTGATTTAATGCTTGATCTTTCGCCCATTCTGTCTGGCTAACCATTGAATAATCAGCAGCAACTGTACCGCCTGAATTAGGTAGCTGCTTTCTTAAATCATTTAAAGTGTCTTTGTTATAAACGACACTTAAAGCAGCCATGAGAGCCTGACGATCTGCAATAATATTGCCGATCTCAGAACCCATTGCAATGTTACTCATATCTTCCAAAGCAGCTGTACGTGCTGCTGAATTAGATGATTTAGCCTGTTCCTGAAGCTTTGTATATTGGGCATTACCAGCGAGTTGTCGCTCTAATAATTTTACAAATGCTTCAACACCATAGACGCCTTGCTCACGCTGTTGAATTGAATAACTATTCCAGTCAAAGACCTGTTTGGGTTTTTTCTTACCATCAGATTTTGTAGGATCGCCAGACTGTGCAACAACCGCATCACTAATAGATTTACTAAATTCACGACTTGATAGTTTTGCGAGCAAGTTGACTACGTTATTCCCCGCCTCATCAGCAGTACCCGCTGTTTTCATGGCAACTTGGTTCATTGCAACAAGCTCAACATAACCTTTTTCACCACTGTAGCCAACAGCACGGGCAGCAGCCATTTGTTGAGCCAGCCATTTCGACATGTCTTTATATTCAAAGCTGCCTAGTTGACCACCACGAACCGCAATATCATGACCACGCTGTAAATCAGTGATACCAAAGTCCTGCATACGTGTTGTCAGTGTAGCTGCATCTGTAGCCGTTGCACCTGTTGCAAAGGCCGTTTTAACTGCGGTATTCAATGCTGGCGCAACATTGTTAAGTTCGTATTTACCTGAAGCAATCAATGCATTGGCAGCTTCAGCAGCATCCTCACGTGTTCCACCACCACCACGAACTGCCGCCTTAATATATTCATTTAACTGACCACGCGCTGCCAGACGCGCCTCTGGTGTCATACCTTGACCACCTGTAGCAGTTGCAGCAATGTATGTTAGTTGTTGATCATAATCACGTGGCTTCTGTAGAGCATTAGAGAAGTACATGCCGCCAGCCATTGCACCACCAGCAACAGCAGTACCTTTCTGCCACAACGACATTGTTTGTTGCGTTGACTGGTGGGTACGCTTGCTAGATTGTTCAACCTGTCTTGCCCAGTTTGCCACTTGCTGCATTGAGCCGACTTGTTGCTTATAAAGCTGGCTTTGAATTCTGGTCTGAATAGACTGCTGTCTTAAAACCCCCTCAAGCATACGGTTGGTACGCAATAACTGATCACCTACACGAGCCGTATTTATAGTGGCTTGTGTACCAGCTTTAGCACCATTCACAAATCTAGCTTGAGCAGAACTGATCTGGGTCCACTGTGTGTTGATTGTAGTATTGGCACGGATTTGCTGATTATTGAAGCGATTCATTTCCTGAAAAGCTTGCTGGCCTTTAATCTGCAATGTAAGTGAGACTGTTGAATTGCTTCCGCTCATAACTTAATCCTGTGACTTCTTAGAGTGTTTACGCACTGTTGAGACATAAGTTTTTGCATGCGTTTTTGCTGAGGTTTGAGGGGGTGCTTCAGGCTCCTTATTTGATACTTGAGGGGATGAAGGCCGCATATTGCCAAGAAAAGCTAACGCAATATGTAGAGGCAAATTAATTGCCTCTACATAAGGAATACCCATAGCCATCAAAGCTTTAATTAAATGGACACGTCCAATTAATTCGCGGCTTTCACCTTTGCCTCAAGTTCAGCCTTTTTATTAAAGAAATGGGTCAAATTGAATTGTGTGGTTTGAGCAATTTCATCATAGGTAGGTTCATATTGAATACCATTTGAATCAATCAACTTAATCATTGGCACTAAATCCGATATAGCCACATATTGAAGGCCTGTCATTTTCGCCTGCGCTTCAACATATTCAAGAGCAGTCAAATCTGAAATAACGAACTTGCTGCACTTAATTTTTTTCTTATTGCGGTTTAACTCAATCGCAACAGGCAAATCATCTTCAAGAAATACTTTTTCCATTTTTTACCTACAATGTTTCGTCAATATAATCTAAGCAGAACAACTGAAGCTCACGGACTGTTTCGCCATTCATGTCATAAGTGGCCCCAACAGATGTGACATTACAGTCAATGAAAGTTTCACGATAATTCCCTGAAGGGGATTCGATTGAAATTCGGGCATCATCTACTTGAAGCCATTGAACTGTGTCTTTTCCATCAGGAATGACTACAGTTGCAGTAAGTTCATAAGTCGTAATACCACGGGCTTTATACTTCACACGCTGTTGACGGTTCATCGTTGCGATTGGGCGATTCCCAGTCGTAATACTTGTACCGAGCCGCGAAACATCGTAATCCAGCCCATTAAAGCTCATTACAATTGAGCCAACTGCATCTTCAGACATTGTGTGTCTCTCTTTTTAACGATGACCCATTGTCAAATAACTATTTAAATAAGATCAGACGGAAATACTTCCGCCCAATAAAAAAGGCCGCAATTGCGACCTTTTAAATGAGAGTTGATTAATAAACATCGAGTTGTGCATCTACTACATGCATGCCACGCACCCAATGGGCTGGGATTTTGCCGATAGCCCAAGTTTTGTTGTTTTCGTTCTGAATTACAGTTAACTGATCCTTCGTTGCTTCAACGTTTTCAAGGATTTCAGCACGATCAAGTTTCAGAAGTTCAGCCAACATAACCGAGCGAACATTACGTCGAGCAGCTGCTGTATTTTTGCGGCGACGTTCTTTACGCAAAGCCGTGCGAATAACTTTACGTGTGTAATCGATAACCAGCGCGCCATTAATATCAAGCATGATGTCATCTGCATCACCTGAATCTGGATTAATACGGAATGTAGAAATTGCACGAACAATTTCAGGCTTGCCATCAGCGCCAGTTTCGATCATGCAAACGCCTTTGTTTAAAGCAGCATTGATACGTTCAAACTTCAGCTTGTACTCATCAGAAACAGGCGTTACACCTTCAAGGTTTACACCATTGAATGGTAAAGCTGGATCGTTTGAGTCTGCCAAAGCTGCGGCCATTGCTGCTGCAAGTTCAGGTTCTTGACCTGTTGCACCGTGATAGCATACAACCACAACACGGTAGCAAGTCTTCACAGGAGCTTGGTCTGCAAATGTTTCAGCAGCAACGATATCAGTAAATGGAACCACCAAAATTGCAGGCTTCTGGTTGATTGCATCACTAACAGAAGTTAAGTGATTAATCCATGCAGCGGTATCAGTTCCAGCAGTTGGAGGAGCTGATACTGCAATGATGGTGTGTCCTAATGGCGCGATTGTGTCTAGTGTATTTTGAAGAGTCATGATGATATTTCCTGATTAAAGAGCAAAACCTTGTTGATTTAATTCAGCAACCACAGAATTCATCAATACTCCAAGTTCTGAAGAGCTAAGCCCAACTGAGTGAATACTTGCGAAATTCATAAGTGTTGATCCTTTGGGAATTAACGCATCACCTTTAGGTGTCCAACCGATACAAACATTTTGTACAGTATTTCTAGCTGCATTTCCGATATTTGAACTAGCTTGTTGAAGTGCAGCACCAGCTGGCTTGCAAGCAAAGTGATATTTATATCCACCTACTTCGGCCTTCTTAGATAAAGCAAGTAATGCCCAATTTCCTACAGTGATATTTGCTGCATTAAAGACACCAGATGAATCAGCGTTATCAGCCAACTTAACAGCAGTCGTTGTTTTCGCTAAATTGCTACCTAAAGAATGTCCTGTCGAACTTAATGTAGCTGCAACAAAATTAGAAATTAATGGGGTGTAAATTCCACCACTGGATACTCTAACCAATGCAATTCGGAGATATTCATCTGTTTCTTTTAGTCCAGTATCAATATAACCAGTGTCACCTAAGTAGAAGCCCTCACTAGTTTCAAGGGGGGTACCTACTGTGGCTGAAGTTTCTCCACCAGTAAGGTCATCAAACCCTGCTGTAAATTTATATCCATTAACAATATTACCAACTTGCAAAATTGATTCTGGTAATGTGAGGTCAGATAGCTCTAGATAATCAAGCCCATCTGGCAATTCAATATCAAGTTTTAAATAAGTACTCATTGCTACAGCTCCATGAAATTGTTAAAAAGTTTTTTCGCTAAACGGTATGCACCAATCTCATTCACATGCAGTGTATCTTTCCACATACCGTTTAATTTTTCTGCGTCATACAAATTCCAGTCATCATGCATATTATAAAATTCAGCTTGCTTAGCTTGAGCAATTTCATAAACTGCATCTCTAAATTCTGTCAACGGGATGATAGGAGTAGCTTTCGAATCCGCTGGTGCAACCAAAATTACTCCACAATTTGGGTTGTTAGTCCTATAGCCGTCAATACAGGCTGAAATACCAGCTTTATACTCCTCAACGCTATGACCTTTTCGGTAGTCATTTGTACCCAAAAAATTTACGATGACATCAAATTTCAGGTAATCACTAAAGTTCATTTGGGCAGTCGGGGAAATTTTTAAGTAATCTCGACCAGTACATGAACCATTCCCAAGCTTTGTAACTTCAACTCCTGAACCTGTTGATTTACGAAGATGAAAGCCGTAAATCACAACCGTTCCTGAAATTGTCGTCAGCAAAAGCTCACTTGTGGCATCTGTTAACGTAACAAGGGCACTCTGAACATCAGTACCAGTTGCAGAAGAGTTAACAACCACCTCAGCTCCAGCATTTACTGAATATTTAAAAGAACCATCTTTCTTGCCAAAAAAGATAGTTAACTTATCGCCCTTAGTTAAATTACTAAGCTTTATGGTATTGCCAGCAGCAGTACTGGTAAGAATGAAGCCATCTGGCCCACTGCCATCTGGAAAGGTGGTTGTTTGATCAAGGTCTCGATATGCCCAAGTTCCAGTTTTGACAGCTTGAATTGAATCAAGCTGGTTGCTTTCAGCACCAACGTTAATCCAGCCTGATCCAGCTTCCCCATATTCACTTCTAAGCAAGTCTGCTAATGCTTGTGTGATGGTATTATGTTCTGCCCAACTATCACCAATAACTCCAACACGTAACTGGCTAGTTTGCCCACTTTTAAGGTTTGCAATTTTCGACTTCAATTGTGTTAAAGATGCGCCATCACTAACGATTGGATAAGCCGCTTTATTAACATTGTTTGTTTTAGGCGCATCAATTTCACCGAATTGGTCTTTAATTAATTTAACTACATGCGGATGTACTCCAGCACAATTAAAAAGACCATTTTCCAGCCACAGTGGAGACTTACCTTTACGATCTATACAGAGAAATACATACTTAGATGAAACTAACCAACCAAGTCCGAGCTGACCCAACACTCTTTCTAATGTTTTTCCTTCTAATCCAGCAAATGCAAGCAACCCTCTTACTAACCAAAGTGGTGATCGAAGTTTTTTATCAACCACAATTGCCTGCCGTAATTTACTGCGTTGTTGACCAATTTTTTGATTCAAGTTTTGAATAACCTCAATAACTTGATCATCTGTATAGTCTATTGCAGCCTCAAGAGGATCATAACCATCCACATATTGAGTCCCTGTCCACGTATATACACCACGCAGTTCAGGGTCTGGATCGTTATTGCGTACAGAAACATTAGCTTTTGGAGGTACATAAGCAATCATCTCAGCGTAAGTACTGAAAGAAGCATCAGCACCACTACCAATTGACACAAGACCATGTTCTACATTATCAATACGCTCGTTTTGAGCATCATCACGCATTTGACTTGCTAGACTTGATTCAGCAACAGCAGCTGGTGTAGCAAAATCAGATTCATTCTTTAAAGCAGCAGTGCCTAGCTCAGACTTAACGAAATCCGAAATTTGCCCAATATCAGCCTGTTTTGTTTCTTCGCCTTGAACGACTGGAGCCACATCACCACGTGAGACGCTAGAAGTTTTTTCTAGTTCACTGATTTTAGTGCCAGGGACTTCAATTACGATTTGTTGAGCCATACATTACTCCTTATGGTTCAATTAAAGCGCCATCTTCACCAAGCACGGGTTCACCAGCTTCAGCTAATAGAGCTGCTTGGGTTTGTACACCTTCAACTGCAAGCGCTACAGCTTGCACATTAACAGTACGGTTGGTTTTAACAGCAGCTGTAATCATTCGCCCAGCTTGAGAGTTAGCCCCAAACTTGGCATCAGCATCTGCTTTGTCATAGACATCGATAGGTTTAAATTGCTCAGACAATACGTCCAGCGTCACAAATAAAACTCGCTGATCGTTTAGGGGTAAACCCGTCCGTTGAGTATTGATATTGACACTGGTGTATACGTCTGGAACTTTAATATTTGCAGAAATAGACATAGCTTAATTTTCCTGAAACTCAACCCGATCCGAGGCATCAACAATGCCGTCGTTCGGTTGAAAGTAATAATCGACTTGAACACCCAGCAGATCGTCAACAGTCTCAGCTTCTTCACGGTCTCTGTCAGAAGCCGTGATGGTGTATTGGGTATTGAATTCTTGAGAAAGCACGCTGACAGACTGTCTGCGTGTTGTTGTATTAAAAATTGTTCTGGTATGGCCTAGCTCTAATGGTGCTAAACCTTTCACTTTGGCACTTGATAAATCATTACCAATGAGCAAGTTATGAACGAGGCTCAACATCTTAAAAGTTCCGATATCGCGGCCACCGCCTAATCGTTGAGCTTCTTCATTACGTACTGATCTTGCGCCAACTAAAACAACTAAATTAATTGGATAAACAGTTTTGTTCTCACTAATTTTGCGAGGTGCACCTGAACTTTTAAAAGTCACCCATATAGCAGGAAATGTATCGATAAAAGCTAAAGTTTCATCATCGAATTCACCACCATAGGTTTTGATTTCACGTATCCACGGCCATGCTTTCGTTTCAATCTGTTTTGCCATGACATCTTTCATGCCTTGCACGACAATACCGAGGTCAAGATTTACCATCCGCGACCTCCGAAATCATTGCGCCCGACCTGAAACATCACATTATTTGAGGATGTTTTAACTGGCTCAGATTCACCAGCTGGAGCATTCCCAAGGCTGACTGTACCTTTTGCAATTTCCTTTAACGTTTTAATTGCATCGTCGTAACGTGTACGAATTGGATCATTTTCAGAAAATGCTCCAGTGCAGGCATGGTAGCGGGCCATGTCACATGCAATGGATTCTAAAAATGGCGGAACTGTTTGCAACGGCAGCTTATAGCGACCAACAAGATAGCCCTCAATTTGAGAGTTAGCATGCTGTAAAGCCTTATTTAGCTTGTCATAGTTAATGACTTCCAAATATGGGGCTTCATTATCAGTGAGCTGAATAAGTTCACGCTCACCAAACTTCGCAATCATCGCAGCTGCCGTTGCATAGCTCATGGGTTACGCCTCCGTACCAGTAGAGCCGTAAATGGTTTGCCAGAAACCATAACCACCCGCACCACGCGCTTCGACACCAAAATAGAAAACACCTTCCATAAATACGTTTGGTGAATCCATACTAGTCATCTGTACAAAAACTGGCTTCTTACGTTGCTGGTACACGAAAGGCTTAACAGGTTTGGTTGTATCAAGAAGGAACCATGCATTGTCATCTGTTAGACGAGTTGAAACCTTAACCTTAGCAGTGCCTTTATAAGGGTTTGGTTTACCATCTTCTAGTTGAGCATTTGTCATCAAAGCATTAGCAATGTCTTCAAGCGCAGGAGGCACAAGCAAAAGGTTTGGTGTGATATTTAAAGGACGGCCTTCTTCATCTTTAAATTTTCGCATTGCTGTGCGCGCGGCACCGAAAGAAGCTCGAGCAGCCTCCTGTGATGCGATTGAAAGTTTCTTGGTGCCTTTATTGCTGACAGTAGTTTTACCAACTTTATGATTATTAGAAACCATTGGTTGACCGTCATAACACTTGGCAGTAAATACAGCATTAGCAGCTTCAAATACAATTTCATCAGGATGCTGTTTTGCAGACCAAGCAGCCGATTCAGCTTGCGGTTTATAAATACCAAGTTGATCATCTTCAATATTGTCACGAAGCACCTCAATCGTTGCTTCATAATTTTTATTGCGAATGACGTAATCATATTCTGAAAGTTTGGCAATATTTTTTTTGCCAACCCATTCTTTCATTTGTGGAAAATTCGACAACCAACGATAGTCCTGATATGCACCATTGCTTGGGATAACCATAGCAATATCAGGGTATTCAACTTGAGTATCATTAAAAGTCAGGTTAAAAGCCTTACTCAAGTTTAAGAAAATTGCATTTAAATTCGCGCCATTAACGATCATTCTACCCATACTCCATTTTCATCAATACCCACTACACGACCAGCTGCTGACAAGGTTCCACCAGCATCTGTTTCAGCAACTGTTTCGTTATTTTCGATATAACAAGGCTTACCAAACGATGCCTGAGTCACAGGATCGGTAGAACTGTTAGCAAATAAGAAAGCATCATGAGTACGTACTAAAACGTATACGTCACCATTACCGCCATCAGTGTTATCAACGCTATCTTCATAGCGACCTAGATAAGTCAAACCCGTTGCAGAAGTTGCTGTTACTGCATGACCTGTGGCATCAACAACAGCAATAAAACCAGCCACTACCGTTGCACCAGCTTTGACTGGCACAGGAATCAAACCAACTTCACGACGCAGGGTTTGACGTTCTTCTTGAGTTAAAATACTGCCCATGATTATTTAGCCTCGTTCCAGTCAATACCCATCAAATTACCGACAGCTAATGTCTCAGCAGAAACCTGCTGTTGGTTAGGCTGGCTTTGTTGTTGAGTAGTGGTTTGCTTTTGGGTTAAAGCTGCAATTTTTGGCAAGCTTTCAATATGAGTTTTTACAAATTCTGGATTATTCTTTGCTTGTTCTTTAATCCAGTTAATTGTTGTTGCACCAGTTAGACGACCATCACTACATGCAGCATCAATGAGGTCGTTAATTTCTTTAGCCTTGTTGGCTGCTTCTGCTGCACCAGCCTGATTTACAGCCTCTTGATATACAGCCATAGGTACAAATTGAGTTGGATCAACAGTTGCTTGATTATTTGCAGCTGTCTTAACTTCAATCGCCTTGGTAAAAGCAGCGTCCAGTGTTTGTTCACCAGAGACAGTAGTTCCAAACGCAGTATCAAATTTGCCAAAAGCGCTATTTGCAGCAGCAATCGCTTCCTGCTCAGTTGCAGTTTCAGACAAACCGATTTTTTTAAGCATGAGCTTTAGAAACTCATTCATTGTTGAATCCTCACGGTTTTGAGACAAAAAATCCTGTGCCGCTGCTGCAAGTTTTGCAGGCGGTAGAGAGTCGATATTTGGAGTGTTAGTTAGTGCAACGTTAATGAGGCCATGAACATCCCCAGTTGCGTCGTATAAAATGAATGGTGAAAGGTATTTGTATTCTTCAGCTTCAATATAGTCTTTGGCTTTTTTAGTCCATGACCAATTGTTAGAACATAGACCAACACCATCCACATATTCAAAGCCACCAGCTCGCAGCCAACCTGAAGCTGGAGCTTCTTTGCCTTCTTGTTTTGCAGCAATAATTGCATGCTCATAATCAACGAGCATATCAATAGTTCGAGTGTTCAGTTGAACTGCTAATGCGCGACCATTTTCTGGTGTTAAACGCCAGTAAGGTGCATCAAACGGACGACCATCAATGCCTTTAAAAATTCCTTCAGGAATAAGCACCAACTTATCAGCAGATAACTTTATGTCGAAAGCGCAAAGGGCTACGAGTAATTTGTTCATAACATCGACTTTTAAAACGATGGTATGAGATTAGAATGAGGGGAGAAAAAAGATCAGGCGGAAACACTTCCGCCCAGTTTTAGAAATTAAATAATTGATGCCAGTAATGGTCTACATCATCAAATATGGCAAGCTCTGCCTCCTTTTGTAAATTGCCTTGCTCATCCATTGGTAAAAATGGTCTGGCAGGAATATCTCCCCAAGGAAGCGGCCCATTTCTTGAAGACTTGCCATATTGACCTTGCTTCGCCCCAAAATGCTGTGTCGGAGCTTTAGGATCGTTGGTCCCAATCTCGACTTCATTATCTGACACACGTGTTGTAATGCTGCGACGCAGCTGACCTGATTGAAAAAGCATTTTCCCTGACTTACGACGGCCCAAGGTAACAGGACTTAAGCCCGCCCACGCTGGGCGACCTTCAGAATCAAAGTTGTCCTCGGTAACAGTCAAAAAGCTATTGGCAATTGAATGTCCCAAAGGTGATGTATCAAGCATTGCTTCAGCAACGCGAGTGAGCCGAGTCCTTAGCTCTCTATTGCCCAGTTCTATAGTCATTGAATTAACTCCAGCCCTTCAGATTGCCAGTCTTTTTTACGCACAATCTTAGACACACCAAAAGTGCCAGTTGTTTCACTCATTGAAAACTGTACAACATCCTTCTCAAGTACATAAAACAATAGTTCACCCTTAGCATCCCAATACACTTGTTTAGCTTCAGTAAGTAATTGAGGCAAGGCCATCAATCGACTAATTGCTATACCTGAATATTCTTTATGGACAATAAGCGCATCGCTTAAAAATAAAATTGGTGAATCAAGTGGCACACCTCTGCTGAAGAGTGATTTCACGGCAACATCCTGAAGGGAGCCAATGGTACTGGTCTCATTTCTAGGCTCGGCCAGACGCAAGGCATTCTGAATAAACTTTTCGTGGATTTTAGCCCGTGTTGGTGTATTCAATAATTCCTGAGTTTGTTTTAAACCTTTGTACGAACCCATTAAATCGGTTGCCCGTTGTGCTATTACATTATCAAGCAAGTAACTGGTAGCTGGTGATCCATTGAAGCCAGCTGCTGGAGCAAACGTCAGCGTGCCGTCTTTAGTTGGAATATTAAATTGAGTCCGCTTGGCAACAACATTCATGCCAGTATTACGATCTGTACCAACTTTTTCATTAATTGTTCGGGCATGACCTTTGCCAGTTAATATTTCTTTGCCTTCAACCTCACGTCTGGATCGGGCAATAATACGGCATTTGCAACCCCATTCTGATGGTGGATAGGCTACCGACCAAAATGGATCGTCATAACTAAAAATCTTTCCGTTCAAGGCCACATGTTGTTTGCGCGGATTACTAATTGAGATATGACGCCATTCCCAATATGGTCGAGTTTCAGCACCAGCCAGCATTGCTTTATAACGGCCAGCTGCAAAAGCTGACTGCATGTTTGTTTCATAAATTGTTCGCAGTCGACGTGGGCTGCCAAGCTGTACTTCCTGTTCACGGCCTTCGGGATTAACAACTATTTTCTTTCCCCACCAACCTTTGTCTTGAAGCGTTGGAGTAATACTAGCTTTCCACTGCTCAAGTGATTGGCCTTGCTGCATTGCTATAATTAACGACTGGCGGATATCTTGAAGCAGATCCATACGTGCAACTTTTGCCACGGTAAATGCTTTGCTGTGTGCATTATCCAGTGTTTCATGCCAATCCCAGCCGATCTTGAAGCCTTTCTTTTCTAAATAAGAAATTGCATCTTCAGGGGGCAATGTAAACAGAGCGTTCAGCTCTGGCCGTTGTGCTGTAGGCATTAGGTTTGCTCCGCTTGAACACTCAGACGACCTAACACTTCACTTGCAAATATCAAGCGTGTGAGTTTTTCCTGTAATGCTGGTTCGTCATCAGCTGGATATGCATCCTGTAAAAGCGCAAGTATCTCTTCTTCATTGCCTGACTGAATTTTTGCCAAGAGCTGCTTGGTCCACGACTCAACCGTATCTTGTGCAATATTGGTCTGATCCTTCAGCAACAGTTGCAGGGATTGCTCTTCAATAGGTAGCTGTGCTGAATTGGCAGCAATAATGCCACCCAATAACTGAGGCTGATATGTATTCATTGCCAAATTAGGCACAGGCCCATTTTGAATTGTTAGGATTGGTTCTTTGTCATCGGCAGGCTGTGGAATACCAAGTCTTTCATGAGGCCATGACACAGGGATTCTCATGCCAACACGTACCAATTTTTCAAGAGAATTACCAAATACCTCCATATCTTCAGTATCAGATGTATCAAAGAAAAAGCTTGGATAACGGTCAGCTGTAACATTTGGATAGTTCAGCCGCATCAAAGGGTTGATAAGATAATCCGTTAATGACCTTGCTAATTGTTTAGCATCAGACTTTTTAATCTTTTCAAACTGGATTTCATGTGTATTTGATTGTGCATTGGTACTGGTTTTACCGTCTGGCTGAGACAGTAAAGTTCCACCCACAATAATTTTTGAAGCTGTTTTCTCACACCAATCTATAAGTGACATGTGGTTCTTAGTATCACCGTCGGCAGCCGACTCAAAATCTAAACTCATACCATTGGGGATAATGCCACCAGCATTACGGCCAATCGACATAACTGCGCGCAGCAAAGTCATTTTTTCCTGATCTGTTGCACCTGAAGGATATTTACCAAGTCGGATTGGCAAACCATAAACTTCAAGGAACTGCATCACATCACGAATGCCGTAATTCTTAAAGATAAACGGCCAGCACAAAATTCGGTGTAAACCAGATCGGGCAATGTATCCTGATTTAGCTTTATGGCGATGAATGAACCACCCAAAGTCCCAAAACTCTGCACCCTCTGGACTACCGTCATTTAGGCGCAGCTCATTGGGTTTATCGAATGGCGTCATGAAATTACGCGCCAGCTGATGCTCAAAGCTTTTCGGCAACCATAAATTGCCAACTTGATGCCATTCAATTTCTTGACAGCTGTAACCATGCCCAACAGCATCCATCGCATCAAACAAAAACATCTCAAAGTCTTGAATGTCCTCAATCCATTCACGAACTTCTTCAGCAATTTTCTTTTCTTGTTCAGATGCATTTTTTGGCGGCTTAACACCCCAATCTAGGCCGTTAATGCCTTTCTTGCGTTTATCCATCTCACTGAAGATATGACCGTCACGTTCTTCCATGTCCGCAAATAGGTCAGCTTGAGCTTGTAAATTGCCTTGTTCAGCATCGGTAAGTAAGCGATACAGATGCTGTGGCGTCATTCCAACAACAGGATGTTCTTGGGCCTGATTGGTGAGCCATGCAATTTCAGCAGTCTGATTTGTTTCAAGTGCAGTACGATCTTGTTTTTTAGAAGTGCGGTCTTTTTTAGCCATGATAGATGCAAATACAATTTGAGGATTCTGCATCATTGTGAAATTTTAGCGGGCTTAAAATCAGGCGGAAATGCTTCCGCCCAATTTCATGCGCTCATTTGCGATTTAAGCGACTTTTTCTGTTTTACGGATCATTGCAGCAAAATACAAAACAAAAGCCGTAAAGAGCGTTTATAAAGATTTATAAATCTATAAACACCATGCTTCAGTAATTGGTGATGATGAGTTCCTGTTTTTCATCACGTCCTGAACCAGAATTACCAACCGAATATTTAATTTTGGTCGTTGCAATATTCAATCCATCAAATGTGGCACGCATGTCTTCATGATCATTTATCGAGAGCATGACTTTACTTTTACAGGTCTTCATTAGCTCAGCCATTTTTTCATATTGATCTAAACCAAAACCTACACCGTAGCCAGCTAATTTCCAGTATGGTGGATCGGCATACATAAAACTATGAGGACGGTCATACTTCAGTAGACATGCATCCCAAGTTAAATGCTCAACTGTCACTCCGGAGAGACGCAAATGTGCTTCACTCAATTGTTCTTCGATTCGGAGTAAATTCACTGGTCGAGCTGTGGTTGCTGTACCAAAAGTTTGACCAGACACCTTTGCTCCAAATGCTGTGTGCTGCAAATAATAGAAACGAGCTGCACGTTGAATGTCAGTCATCATTTCAACACTTGCAGATTTAAGCCATTCAAACATCTGGCGACTAACCAGCGCCCATTTAAATTGGCGAACGAACTCTTCAAGGTGATGCTGAACAACCCGATATAAGTTCACCAGCTCACCATTCAAATCATTAATGACTTCAACTTTTGATTGTTCATCACGCATGAAAAATAAAGCTGCGCCACCAGCAAATAACTCTACATAACATTGGTGTTCTGGCATTTTTTCAATCAGTTGCGACACCAGACGACGCTTACCACCCATCCAAGGAACAATTGGCTTGGTTTTCATTATTTCACCTACTGCAAAACTTTTTCATTTTTGATAGCCTGCAATAACTGTGTGCACAGTAACGAGGCTAAGCCTGCGGTAGCACTTTTACCAAAGGGGGCGACTCTTGCTCCAACAAGTGTCGTCACCTCGTTTTTAATTATTAAAAAATTAAAACTTGATAATCAGGGGGAAATACTTCCGTGCAAAATCAATCACCTTTGAAAAGACCTTTTTTTAAGACTTGGATCTTTTGGGCAATTTTTATTTACTTGTTAATTATTTTTTTTTACACGGTTAATTTTTATTTAAGTGATGGGGAAAATAAACCACTTCCTTCAAACGAATTTGGTGATTTCTTGGCTGGAGTATTTGCACCATTAGCATTTTTCTTCATTTTACTAGGTTACAAACAACAAAGTGTTGAAATCCAAAACAATACTCAAGAAAGACTTGAGCAAAAAAGACAATCTTTATTACTTTCCCAACCATTTTTTCATTTCAAAAGTTTTAGCGGATTTATAATTAATTCAGATGATTCATTTTTTTTCAATTTAAGTCTCTCATTAAGCAATAGTCGAGCAATTTGCAGACAGCTTTTCCTTCTTTTAAGTTTTGAAGATAGTTTAGTTGGTCAAATCCCTGCTGGAGATACTTCATTTGGATTTATTAATAATAATTTTGAAGACCAGCGAGATTTTTATTTAATCACTGAAAGTACTCACTTAAATTTTGAAAATGAATATGCTGTTGTATATTTATTGATTAATTACACTGATCTAAATGATTTAACTCAAATGCAATCACTAAAGTTACTTTTCAAAAATGATAAAGATGGTTCCTATTCATTTAGTCATTACATTGTGGACAAGAACAGTTATCAGCACTAAATTTTAGTTTGATCCCAATTTTTTACTTTTAATCATCATTCTAATTTTCTAAAACCATCCAACCGATCCAGACCAGTCATCATAATCATCTGAATTTAGCTCCATTTCCTCTTTTGAAGGCAATGGAGTAAATTCAATAGCAGTTGCCAGATGCAAACTTGCAAACCAACCAAGAATCATCGCTACAGCACCATCACCATGTCGATACAGCTCAGGGTCTTTAATATCCTTGGCACGCGCTTTTGAAACCATGTAAATCCCGTCTACTTCTTCAATTGCTGAGCAGTCATTTTTCAAGTCAGCATCGATTGGTAAATCAATCATATCTTCTTCAAAAGCAGTGACCAGCTTAGGTGTCCACAAACCATACCAAGCACGGCTCAGTTTGATTTGATGCACCATATGAGCACCATATTTTTCTGCCGTATTTTCTGCAATGGTTTCACCGTTACCAGTAGCATCCATTGCAATTCCGCCAAAGCGTGGCAATCGATCAAGCATATACCAGAGAATTTTCTGCTGAAGTCGTGAAGGCACTTTGTGCATTTCAATCACAAAAGGTGCAATCCGACGTAAATCCTGAGCTATATAGAATGGCAAAATAAAACTAAAGTCACGGTGGCGTGCATAGTCTTGCCCAGCACAATGCTGTTTAGTCTTATCAAGCTTTTGTAATTCTGGCTCTAAATAGCGCTGAATCCAGTCATCAATATATGCATCACGCTCATCGGGTGTTAGCTCCGTGAAATCATCACCCAATTGCAGGCGCAATACCGTCCTAACTTCCGTCATCGCACGCTCTACCCACAAAGTCGGTAAACATACCGATGAACCATCACGAGGGATTGCATCTAATTCTTCACGCATGGCTGCCTTACGGCTACCATAAGCTTTACGAATTTTGGTGTACCATTTTTCTTTACCTTCAATGGTTGGCTTTTTGCCTTGCATGAAGCAAACACGCTCATACAAACCATTTTGTACGGCATCATCAAAAGTGACGACTAGGGATTTAGCATCTTCGCCAAATACACCAGCTTCAATGTCCTTAACAAACTGGTTGAATGCATTGTTTTTACCGTTGTGAGAACTAATAACAGCAATACGACCACCCCAAATAAGTAAAGCCGTTGCTGCCTCAATAACACCTTGTACGTTTGGGTGAAAGGCTGCTTCATCAATAATAACTTTACCCTGTAGACCACGGATGTTTTCAGGTCGGCTTGACAAGGCTACGATTTGAAAGCCGCTAGAGTAACGGACACGATAAGCAGTGATCTGGCGTGTTTCACCTTTATCGTTTTGGTCCTCAAAAAGAAACTCTTCAATTTGAGATATACCTTGGCCTTGAGCTTCAGCAATAACGCGCGAAAACTTGGCACAGTAGCCAATGAACTCCAGACCTTTTTCTTTGGTATCCCCAATATAAAAAACACTCATACCACCAGCTTCTTTGCTTGCAGCTGCTGTTAACACAGCATCAAAGCTCTCTGCAAAAGTAATACCAGTACGTCGACCTTTCGGGCAGACCTTAATATCCGTTCTAATCTTCAGCCATTCAACTTGGTGCTTCATCAAAACACCTTCCTCAAATGGGTTCAAATTATTCGGAATATTTCGCGCCCGTTCTGGAAGTTCATCCCACTCAATGACACGCACTGTATCTTGCCGAGGCTTTGGAGTATTCATCATTTAATACCTAGAACTTTTTCACGCCAGAATTGAATTTGCTCTTCACCCATGCCTTGAGATGCGGCAGCTTTTTTGAGGTTTTCATCTTGTTCTTTCAGCAGCTCTTCACGTGCTTGACGACGTACTTCATCACGGTTATCCATTGCCTTTTCCTTGGTCATCATTGCTGCACGGGCAGCACGAGCCAAAGCACCAACAGCATCAATATCCATTTTTGGCTTTTCAGGGTCATCACCTGTATTGGTCAGCTCATCCAGTGCTTTCTTGGTCACAATAGCCTGTACAGCTTGAGCCAACAAAATACCGCCTTTATCGTCGGGGTCTTCACCAAACTCTTTAACCAAGACTTCTGAGGCAGCTGCAATTTCGCGCATAGCTTTGGCTTCTTCAGCCCAGTTTTTCTTTTCACGGCCTAATGCCGAACGGCTGGGTATAGAGTCAGCTGGAAATTCAGCTCGAATCTCATCAAGCATTTCATTCAATGTCAGTCGATCTTCACGCAGTAATTTTTCTACAAATGCGCGTTGCTCATCCGACAACTTATGCATAAAAGACTTTGACATATTTGCTCCTATGCAGAAGGACGTTTAACACCATGTGTTGAAATGCGTCCAGTAGCGACATCCATTCCACGCTCAGTCAACTTAACAACCAACACAGAGCCAAGATCATCTTCAAGGACCACTAAGCCCTGATCGGCAAGCCAGTGTAATTCTGTCTTAACTTGATCCCGACTAAAGCTATGTCCGTAACGATCTAGACCAGCAACAAGCACTGACGAGTTAGAACGGTACTGGGGTAATTCATGTAAAAGGCGCAATACCACCAAACGCATGTCTTCTTTTAAATGATTGGCGAAGCTCATATTTAATCCTTGTTATGCAATAAGTAATCATTCACACGATCTACCGCCTTTGCTAAGGGGGAGATAAGTTCTTTCAACCCCGCAACAGACTCTTTTAAGGCTTTCATATCACCAGACATTTGATAGATCACTTGGTGATCAGGCATGTTACGAATGCGTTCTTCTACTTGAGTCAAACGCTCTTTAGTTTCTTGCAACTCTTTGTCTTTGGCGGCTTGGCGATTTGAAACAAAGATATAAACACCAAGCCCAAAGTTACAAAGAAACGAAACCAGAGCTAACACAGTTGCGGGGTTGATTTGCATTAATTGTCCTCGTCAACTGGTGGCAAAGGCTTAGCTCGGTTTTGATCAATAAAACGACCAATGAAAGCTAAAATTGCCAAGGCAGCTGTTACACGTTGTTGGGTTGCCATTGGCAGCAATTGGATCAACTCTGCTGGAACTCCATAAACTTGAACAAATCCAATTAATGCAATGAACCAGTTCGACAGCCACAACCAGCCACTGCGCCAGTTCTCTACAATCCAGCGCTTTTTGAGCTTTACTGCAACACCTTGAATATATTGTGAATCAACAGGTTTATTTTGATTTACCAACCCATTTTGACTTTTGGCTAACTTACGTCGGTAATTTCGCTTCCATTGGCTCATAACATATCCTCCGCAGCATATTTTAAGTTCACTGCTACACGAGCCATCCAGCCTTTGCCGAAGGCGTTGAAAGTAGAAATCTTTGTATAGAATTCAATACGCTTGGAGTTGAACAAACTGATTAAAGCAAACTGTGGTTGCTTACGAACTGCCGCTAAAGTTAAAGAACCAACAATGCCATCATCTTTCACACCGACTGCACGCTGTAAAAGTTTTCGAGCATTAAGCAGACCATGATTAACAGCTGCATCAAAAAGTTGGAAACCAACAGAGAATGGGAAACTGTCACAGCTCATCGCATCCCAGTATTGGTTTTTATAAATCTTCTCAACAATATCCATTGGGATATCTTTCATTGAACCCTTATAACCGTACTGACGGGCAACGCTTTTTGTAATGCCGTAATTGGTTTCACCGCCTGGGTCTGAAGGATGATTAACATAACCGCCTTCATGCTGAAGCACTCGTTTTAGAGCTTCTTGGAATGTTTTAGCCACAACAAAAAAACCTCATCAAATGATGAGGCTATGTTGCTATCTGAACTATTTTTTTATCAGGCGGAAATGCTTCCGCTCAGTTTAAGAATCTAGATATTTACCATACAAGTTACTGGATAACCTTCTTTGTAGTGACTTGCATCTAACTGAAAAGTATATCCATACTGATGGCTTGAAATTGATGTTTTTGAGCTTTGATTTAACTGGTTTTCAAGGTCATAAAGAACAGCAGGAACTCGGTTGTCAATATTTCCAAAAATCTTTTGACAGTCTTTTGCAGCCACAGCCTTTGACTGTTCAAAAGATTCTTTATTAAAAACTTCAACAACTAAACCTTTCCAAGTTTCAGTGTTTGGTTCTTTGATGATTTTAATGCTGTACCAATTATTATTTGGCACAAATTTAGTATCTGTTTTGACATCATTTGGTAAGAATTTTACTTCACCACCATCGTTTGAATGACTGATTTGGTAGGCTGGATAAATGCTTTTAACCACATTGGCAAATTGGGAAACACTCAACTTTGCAGCTGGGTCAGATTCACTATAGTTTTGTTTCACATAAGGAGGTTCTGACTGTGGTTGTTTTTGCGTAGAGCACCCAGCCAATAATAATAATCCAACAACACTAATTAACTTTTTCATATCAGTAAAAAGTCCCGCGACTTGGTGGTATCCATCTGCCAATAATTTCAATATCTGTCGATTCATTTAAATCGAGTTTCATTGGCAGATACTTTTCATTATCTGACAACAATAACAATTCATTAAACTGACGTTGTACGCGCTTAACCCAGAAATTCTCTTGATTTCTCACAACGTAAATGAATCCATCTGTAAGTTCTTTATCAATCGTATTGATTAATAACGGCTCTTTGTCATGAATAGTTGGCTCCATAGAATCGCCTTTAGCATAAACAATGACTAAGTCCTTTGCATAAAATCCATGTCTTGAAAGCCAATCTTTTCTAAATGCCAATCGACTAGCAGGTTCTGTTTCACCCAAACAAACTGCACCATCGCCAGCAGACACAGAAACGTCATAAACGTTGACTAAATCAAACTCACAAGCAAAGTCACTATTTAGTGACTGATTGGCTTTTCTGCCAGTCACAATATAGGCAATATCAGCGCCAACTTCTGCAATTGCAGCTAAATAACCAGCTTTAGGCTGCGTTAAATCTTTCTCGTAATCTATCTGACTTTTCTTGGTAGTGCCTGCTAATTCAGCAAAAACTGGTTGCGTATAACCCAGTCGCTCACGCTCTTCTTTAAGTCTTGCTCCAATAGTCACAAAAAACACTCCAATAATATTGACAAGTAACTAAATAGTTACTAATGTGGTGCTATAAGTTCTACTTAATGCAACTTTAGCCACACAAGGGAAACTAAATATGCACCTAAAAACTGCCGAAGAAGTAAAACAGGAATTTATCCAACAAGGCATTCCTGTTTCATCATGGGCTGAAAGTAAAGGTTTCACCCCACAAGAAGTTTACAAAGTACTCAACGGTCAATCTAAAGGAAACTTTGGACGTGCCCATAAGATTGCCGTTGCCCTCGGCCTAAAACCAGAACCAAAACAGAAAGTCACTGTTTAGTTACTTTGCACATATTCGCACATTTTTGCACACGGGGAAAGAGATGAGACAAAAACAATCAGGAAGTATTGCATTTCGTTACCTAATCATCTTCGTAACGACATTCGGTTATGTCCAATGGTTCTTCGCTGAACAAGACAACGAAGAGCTTAAGCAGCAACTAATGTCAATCAAGTTCACTCAAGGAGATGGGCATGAGTTCAACAAATAAATCAGCCGTGAAAGTTCTACGCGTTTTATTCGCGCTGCGAGGTCATTACGTTTTCGGTCTTAGCAATAAACAGCTTTCTGAAAGCTTGAAAGAAACACCTGTATTTATTACTCGCGCACTCCAAACCCTTGAAGCGGATGGTTGGGTAGAAAAACGTGACAACGGCAACTATGCCCCAAGTGTGAAGACGGTCAAATTTGCAACAGCGTGTAAAGAAGAATGTGACCGTGTTCAAGCACGAATTAATGAATACAACCAACGTCTTAACACACAGTTTTAATAAGGGTTCGTTATGAGTAATGAAGTAATCACTGAAGTTGAAATTCAAAATCATACAAAGGCTGTTGCAGGATTAGCAACGCAACTTGGTTATGAAGGAGCTTTAACTGTAGGTGCATTGGAAGATGAAATTCGCTTTTTCCAACAACGTACTGTTGAAGCAGTGATGGAGCTTGGCAAGCGCTTATTAATCTTAAAAGAAATTACACCGCATGGTGAGTTTAATAAGCGCGTTGAGATGCTGAATTTCACTCCACGTATGGCACAAAAATTCATGTCAGCGGTGTTGAAATTCTCAAAAACGAATTCGAGTTCGCTTTTGCAGAAAGCTGGAAATCAAACAAAGTTGCTTGAGCTTGTGACGCTAGATGACGATGAAATACAAGTCATCGAACAAGGTGGAAGCATTGGTGAGGTTTCATTAGACAGCATTGAAACTATGTCAGTACGCGAATTAAAAGATGAACTTCGCAAAATTAAAGCTGACAAGGAAGCTGGTGACTTACTTCTCCAAAAGAAAGACCAAAAGATTAATGAACTAGATGCAAAGCTCACAAAGCTCCAGAGTCCTGTTCAAATCAAAAAACGTGCTGAATCTGAAGAGCAACTAATTGCAGCTAAAGCTTTAGAAGAAGCCAACACCGCATGTTTAACAATGCACAACGACACAGTACGTTTTAAAAATACGGTCAACTCAGTTTTAGACACCATCAACGAGCATGGCCTTTACAACATCCAAGAGCAACTTGAAGCCCTCGTTGTCAGCGCATTTCAACAGATTGCACAAACTAGTGTTGAGCTAGGAATTCAAATTGATTTTGAAACGATGGTAAACCCAGCATGGTTACCTGCGGATCAAGACGCTGCTGCATTTGATGCAACAAACGTGGAGCAGTAATCATGACAAATCCAAACTTAGCAAAACAAGATTATTTGCGTGAGATTGCAGCCAAACTTACTGCTGCTGAGTTTGGTGGGAAAGCTGCGATTGTAAAAACTGCATGTGACTTTTTAAGTCTTAGCAAACCGCAACTTTACCGTGAACTTGAAAAAGTAGGTTTTAAATCTGAACGCAAACAGCGCTCTGATAAAGGCAAAACAGTTGTGCCGACTGAAGTTGCTGAAATGGTCGGCGGTATGGTGCATGTAGCAACCCGTGCAAATGGTAAAAAGACATTGCCGATGACTACTGCACTGGAAATGCTTATCGCTGACGGTAAAGCACCGAAAGTATCAGCAGCAACAGTTGCGCGTGTCATGAAACAAAACATGTGCCACCCAAAACAACTGGCTACACCATCGGCACATACACAGCAAAAATCGCTACACCCGAACCACGTTTGGCAAGTCGACGCATCTATCTGTGTTTTGTTCTACCTGCCTAAAGGCGGTATGCAAGTGATGGATGAGAAAAAGTTCTACAAGAACAAGCCAGCCAACGTGAAGAAAATTGAAAATGACCGTGTGATTCGTTATGTCATGACCGATCACTTCTCAGGCTCAATTTATGTTGAGTATGTGTACGGAAGTGAAAGCTCTGAAAACTTAATTGAGATTTTCTTAAACGGCATTCAAAAACGCTCAGCTCAAGAACCTATGCACGGTGTTCCAAACATCCTCTACACAGACAAAGGTTGTGCCAACACCAGCGGATTATTCAGGAACTTACTTGAGCGCCTAGATGTAACTTTCATACCCCATGCAACTGGTAACTCACAAGCAAAAGGTCAAGTTGAAAACGCTCAGAATATTGTTGAAACACAGTTTGAAGGCCGTCTGCGTTTCATGCAGATCAACAACATTCAAGAGTTAAATGCAAAAGCAGCAGATTGGCGCATGTTTTGGAATGAAACAAAAATTCATAGTCGCACTAAGCGCAGCCGTAATGCAGTTTGGCAAAGCATTAAGCCCGAACAATTACGCATTGCTCCACCAATGGAATTATGCCGAGAGCTTATCAGCACAGTACCAGTTGAAAAAACAGTTAAAGCAAATCTGACCGTTAGTCATGCCATTCAAGGCTATGGCTCTCAAGACTATGACGTTCGCCATGTAGATGGAGTTTATCCGAAAGCCAAGTTGCAGATTGTAGTGAATCCTTACCGTGCACCATGCATCGATGTATTGACCAAAGATCAACACGGCAATGAAGTCATTTTCACATGTGAACCGTTGCAGGTTGATTGGGTTGGTTTTGGAAATGATGCAGCTGTAATCGGTGAAGAAATCAAAGCAATGCCACAGAGTGCAATTGATGAAAACCGCAAACGCATCCTCAAGAACGCTTATGGCGCTGACACACTTGAGCAAGTTGATAAAGCCATTGCGAAGAAAAAGCCAGCGTATGAAGGTCAGCTCAATGCTATGGCCGATGTTGCTGCGGTTGAAGTTCCGACATACATCAAGCGTGCTGGTGAACAAGTCACTACACCAAAACAACGTCGTGAATCTGCACCAATTTCAGCAGTAGAAGCTGCAAAAGAAATCCGAGGCTTAATCGGTGACCTGTGGACCACGGATCACTACAAAGCCCTCAAAAAATCTTATCCAGATGGTTTAGTCCCTGCTGATGCAGTACGTGAAATTGCTGAAGCAATTAAGGCTGAACAAGAACTTCCACAACAACGACCACAACTCCGCGTTGTCGGTTAAGGAGCAACCATGAAACAACAAGACTGCTCGACAAAACTCAAGGATCTTATTTTAGACAACGGAATTATACAAGCCGACTTAGCTCGTTACGTACAGCTAAGCCCGTCATCGATCAACATCATCATCAACTGCCTGAGATGGCCGAAGAAGAATACTGATTTTGTGAAAGCCCGTTTTAGAGAGTTCTTGGTCAACGCAAAGATTAGCGAGTTAGAAATCGACAACGCATTCAACGAAATGTTTGATGCGCCACCACAAAAAACTCTTCTCGAAAGACTTGGCTCTGAAGCAGCAAGTGAAAGAGAACTTGATCACGTGTATCGCGCTTTAGTAGCACGGCACGGAAACAAACAAATTAATGAACTTTTAAATGAGGACGAACAAGCCATGTTGCTCGCAAAACAGTCGTTGACTCAACAAGCTAAAAAACATTTTGGCTTGTTTGACAACCCTTTCACAAATGAAGTTCGTGCAGTTGAAGAACTATTCTTGAATAGCGACATCAACTATGTGCGTCAAGCCTTATATCAGACAGCTAAACATGGCGGATTCATTGCAATTTCAGGTGAGTCAGGTTCTGGTAAATCGACTTTACGACGCGACCTTCAAGACCGTATTCGTCGTGAAAAATTACCAATTTTGATTATCGAACCATACGTCATTGCAACTGAAGATAATGACATTAAAGGTAAAACGCTTAAATCAAGCCACATTGCTGAAGCAATTATTAATACGGTCAGTGCTGGTCAAGAAAAACCACGCATATCTGCCGAAGGTCGTTTTCGCCAAGTCCATACGATTTTAAAAAATTCAAGCGAAGCTGGTTATAGCCATTTATTGATAATTGAAGAAGCACACAGCACGCCAATTGCCACCCTTAAACAATTAAAGCGTTTCTTTGAGTTAGAAGATGGCTACAAAAAATTGATTGGGATTGTATTAATTGGTCAGCCTGAACTTGCCAACAAATTAAGTGAGCGTAACCCCGCAGTTCGTGAAGTAGTACAGCGCTGTGAGAGCGTAACGCTTGAGCCTTTATCTAATACTACTTTAGTTGAGTACTTACAACACCGCGTAAAAAGCGTCGATAAAAAGCTGGAGTCGATCATCACTGAAGATGGCATCCAAGCAATTGCAGACCGCCTAACTCACACCAATAGCTCTGGTAAAACCACACGCTCACTTTTATATCCACTTGCCATTGGCAACTTAATTACCAGTTCAATGAACCTCGCAGCGGAAATTGGCGAGGACGTTATCACCCGCGACATCGTGATGGGGGTTTAGGCCATGAAATTTAATTTAAGAAATTTACTGATTATCACCTTTTGGTTTTGGGTTTTCGGAGTCGCTTTAGTAGTGGCGATATTAGGAGGCTGCAATGGCTGATTTTGCAGACGTAGCAAGCACTTTGTCTGAACAAGATTTAGACCATGCTCTTGCGAATATTAAACACTTTGACCAAGTCAGCAACTATGAATGTGATGACTGCGGTGCAGAAATTCCAGAGCGTCGTCGCGCTCTAGGCAACGTAAAGCTTTGCATTGACTGTCAAACCGCAGTTGAAAGCGACTCTAAACACTTCAGGAGATAGCTATGACTCTAGAAATTCTAAGTGGTTCTTTAATCATGACCATTCTTGCAGTTGCAGCAGTATGGGCACGAATTAACGAGGTGATGACATGTCCAATGTAAATAAAAAACGTGCTCAGTTTGCCAAGGATATCGACAAATTAGTCAGTGGTGATTATGTGCTTGTGCCAAAACAACCTACTGAAGAAATGGAACGAGCTGGTATGGCAGCAGGCGCTGGTTTTCTAGCTAAAGCTGTTTATCAAGCAATGGTTAAGTCGTCACAAGGAGTAAAAGCAAATGGGTGAAGCAAAACGTCGTGGCACAAAAGAAGAACGAGTTGCTCAGGCAATTGAACGTAATGAAGCAACCAAGGCAGCAGCCAAACAAGTAGTAATTGCAAGACGCCAAAAGCTTCAATCTAGAGGTAAAACAAACGGCATTGGACGTTTGCCTTTTGGTTTAGCAATCGCATTGGCTGCTGTGGGGTCAAGTGCATTTGAGGTTGGTAAAAATGAAAACTAGATGCCCAGCATGTGGGGCGACCACTAGCCTAGATGCCCTTTTAGGGCATGGTGATGCCAGCAAAGCTTTTGTTGCATCACTTGCCTTGGTGGGTGATTTAGCTCAGCCACTAGTGAAGTACTTAGGAATGTTTCGCTCACTAAACCGTGACCTGACCTTTGAACGTACAGCAAAACTTATTGGTGAAATTGCTGAGGATATTAATGCTCAACAAATTAAGCGTGGTCACCACAGTTACCCAGCTCCTAAAGCAGCATGGATCTGGGCAATCAACACCATGCTTGAGCGTCGTGACCAAGGAAAATTGCAACTGCCATTAAAAAACCACGGCTATCTATATGAAGTGATCAGCTCATTCAAGCCAGAAAATGCACCAACTCCAACCGAGCGTCGAGCTGCTGCGCCACTAGCGAAAACTGAAGCTGAACGTGCAGCTGAGCAAGCTGAACATGAACGTCAAAAGTATATACGCCCAAACTTCAGTGTTACAGAAATGCTTGGCTTCACAAAAATGAATGAGAAGCAGCCAGAACGAGGTCTTAAAGATATTCCTAAAGAACAACTCATGGCGCATGTCGCTCAAAACAAGCAGCCAGATGAATCTTTAGAACAGTGTTACCAACGCCTCAAGGCTGCGGAAATTGAATCAGAACAAGGAGCAACACATGAATAAGCCTATTCCAGAAGGTTATTGGGAAAACGCTTCAGGTGCATTTGTACCAGAAGCTAATGTCAAAGAAATTGACAAATTGCGTGATCAAACAGTTCGCAAACTTCATGAGAAAGCGAAAGAAATCCATGACCTTTTAAAGGAGTTCAAGGTTGAAGGCTTTGCTGATATTGCCAGCTTTATCCAAATTTCTACCGACCAATACGGTGCAAAAGTTGGCGGTAATAAAGGCAACGTAACGCTCATGAGCTATGACGGACGTTTAAAAATCCAACGCAATATCGCGGAAAACATCAGCTTTGATGAACGTTTGCAAGCTGCAAAACAACTCATTGATGAGTGCCTTGAAGAATGGACTGAAGGCAGCCGTGACGAAATCAAGGTCATCATTAATAACGCATTCCACGTAGACAAAAAGGGAGACATCAGCACAACCAAAGTACTTGGATTAAAACGCATTGAAATCAACCACCCGAAATGGAAGCAAGCAATGCAGGCCATTTCAGACAGCATCAACATTATTGGCAGTAAAGCCTACTTACGTTTTTACACCCGCGATGATGCAACAGGCGGTTACTTACCGCTATCTCTAGACATCGCATCTATTTCTTAAAACAGGAACTTTTAAACATGAACAAGTCAGAACTTATCAAACATATCGCTTCAACTGCTTCTCTTACTCAAGCACAAGCTACAGCTGCTCTTAATGCGGTTGAAAGTGGCGTTACTAAAGCTCTTGCTGCTGGGGATGACGTTGCATTAATCGGCTTTGGAACGTTTTCAGTAAAAGAACGCGCTGCGCGTACTGGCCGCAACCCTAAAACTGGTGAAGAAATTCAAATTGCTGCGGCAAAAGTGCCTTCATTCAAAGCAGGTAAAGCACTTAAAGAGGCTGTTAAGTAATGGCAACAAAAGTAAATCACTTAGATGCTCTTGAAAAGAAAGGTTTAAGAGTCGTTCGGAAGTTCAACCTTTGTGGTTATTTCGAGTACCACGTACTCGACAGTAACAATCAAAGAGTTGCACGAGACACGGTTCAACAACGTGCCATTGATATGGCTTTGAACACACTAGTTGCATAAGCGAAACACGGGCATTCGTGCCTGTGTCTGCTGGATGTCGTGATCCAGTACTGATGAGCAGCGAAAACATAATGATCAGCATCGAAGATTTAGAGAAGTTACCACCTGAAGTGATTGAAAGTATTAAGGAGACAACATAATGAGCATGAACCGCGAAGAAGCAATTCTAAAAATCAAAAAATGTTTAGCATTGGCTAAATCAGCTAATGAAAATGAAGCAGCAATTGCTCTACGTCAAGCACAGTCTTTAATGCGTGAATTTCAGATTGATCCTGATCTACTCGATATCGTTGAGGCTAGTTGCGAAAGTAAAGCAACAAAGGTTCCTCAAGCGTGGGAAGCAAGCTTAGTTATGACTATAGCTAGAGCCATGCAATGCAAACCTATTTTTAGTTCTGGTAGCAGTACTTGGGGTATTAAAGCTTCATGGACATTTATTGGTGTCGATCCCGCGCCAGAAGTTGCATCTTATACTTTCGATGTCTTATATCGCCAAGTGATTCGTTCAAGAAAAAGCTTTATTGAAAACACCTTAAAACGTGTAACGGTCAAAAAAAATAAGGTACGTCGTGCAGATTTATTTTGTGAAGGCTGGGTAGATTCAGTTAAGCATTTAATAACCGACTTAGATATTGAAGTACCTAAAAATACAAATGAACGTATAAAAAAACACATGGATAAAGCTCACGGGAAACTTGGTTCATTCACACCTAAAGACCGCAACAAAGGCAAAGCATTTAATGATAGAGCAGCTAATGATTATCATGCGGGCAAACAATCTGGCAAATCAGCAAAACTAAATCAAGCGATGAATGGTGGCAAACAATACGAAAAGTTGGGAGCACCAACATGAATGAATTGCTGAATTGGGCAACAGTACTGGCTTACTTTGCCGTCTTCCTCATGGGTTTAGGTTCTTGCTTTAAAGAGGCTAAATTGGCGTGGACCACTCGAAACAAAACTGGCTTAACTATATTTGAGAAACGCTCATATAAGTTTAAAGCAGGTGCATCAATCACATTGGCCTTTCTAGCAATTATAGGTTTGTTCCAAGCATTCCAAGGGACGGTGTGAAATGAAATTCAATAAGAAAGCTAATCTGATCAAGCTAATCCATGTGGGCAAAACAAAGCTTAATTTAGATGATGAGCTTTACCGAGACATTCTTACCAGCACAACTGGGAAAACTAGTTCAAAAGATTTAAACATAGCACAGCTTGAATCTGTGCTGGATCGCTTAAAGAAACTTGGCTTTGAAGTTGAATCAAAAAATAAATCTGGAGTTAAGAATTTAGCTAGTGATGACCAAAGTAAGTTAATCCGTCATTTATGGTTACAGCTTCATGGGGCTGGTCAGGTCAGAAATAGTAGTGAAAAAGCTTTAGCAAAATTTGTAGAGAAAAGAGTTGGTGTGAGTGCCTTGCAATTTATGAGCAGCCATCACGCAGACATGATCATTACTCACTTACGACAATGGTGCAAACGTTGCGGCATTGAAAGAACAGAACAATAAGAAAGTAAAAACCCCAGTGCGCCAACACTGAGGTTTTAAATTCCCCCCACCGACGAAAGCAAGAGGAGATAAATCATAAGACTGCTAAATCTTAACATGGGATAACAGCGGGAGCAATTATGGTTTATCGTCCTCACATCACTGATGCACAACAATTATTTTCTGATGAAGAACTCATTGCACTTATGCCAAAAAACTTTGCATTTGTGGCGAAGCTTATCGGCATAAAACCAGCTTTGAGTCTTATTGAGAGCTATGGTGGCATCTTAGTTTTTGTACCCCATAAGCACGCTTTAGGCATTCATCATGAGCTTTCACAGATCATCGGTTATTCAAAGCTACAGCTGCTCTCAGAGCATCTAGGGAACAATTCAATAGAAGTGCCTATGGCGACAACAATCACGATTGCAATGCGTAATAGAACCATCCGTGAAATGGCCGCAAGGAAAGAAAGCCGTTCCAAAATTGCCCGTAAATTTGGCGTGACAATCAGAACAATCCGTCATATCGTAAATGGCGAAGAAAAGCTTAAATTCAATTTAGATCAGAATCTGGATTTATTCGAATAA